GTGGAGACTGGGGGACTCGAACCCTCGACCTCATGCGTGTGAAGCATGCGCTCTAACCAGCTGAGCTAAGCCTCCAAGGACTATAACATTATAGCACAGATTTCTGAAAATGCAACGGTTATTTTATAAATAACTGGAAGATTTTCTCCGAAGCCAAAATACCGCTCAATATTTCATATAATGCTCTACGTCCAGATTGCCATGAGTATAATAGCAGACAGCTTTCTGCATGAATTCCTCTGTAACACCAAAATGTTCCGCCAGCATCCAGATCTCCGTAAACCCTTCCGCAATGGCGCTATCCAGCTCTTCCACAGGGATAATCTGCTCGATTGCCCAGCGGTCTGCACGGTGCTCCTGCTTTTCCCGCAAGTCAAATGTAGAATACCGGTTATAAAATGCCCCGGTCATACAGTGACCGATCTCATGCGCCACTTTACAGGATTCATCCGCGGAAGAACGGATCTTATCCGGATCAATGGCAACGCCGAACTCACCGTTCGGAAGTGGCAGGGACAGCGACTCTGCACGCTGCATAGAAAACCAATCCAGAGAAATCCCATTCTCCGATGCAATATTCAGCAGACTGTGCAGCGATCTCAACGACCTCACTCCCTCCGTTTCTTTATCTGTCCGATTCGATAGGTAAAATAATCCTTTGCGTCATTCCAAAGCTCCTCGATCTCTTCTTCCGAAAGATCATCGGCATAACCGCCAAAAAAGGCAGCCTTCAATTCCGACTCCCCATGGGAGGAACCGGATGATTCCGCGGACAAAAGATCCGACATTTCACACCCAAACACGGCAGCGATCTTCTGCAGCGCGGGTGTTCTGGGCATACTGCGACCTTTGACCCAATCATTGACGGTAGCTGCACCCGTACCCACACGGCGTGCCAGTTCCAGCTGCTGCATATCCTTTTCGCTCAGTAACCGATTCAGGTTTTCCGAAAAGATCCTGCTGACTTCTTCCTTTGACATAGGATCAACCTCCCCTTCTGATACTTTCATTATACAAAAGAGAAACGCAAAGTCAAGAACAATTTTCGGTTTTCCGAAATAGCGCTTGACTAAATTTCGGATTTATGCTATAATATATTCGGAAAGTCGAAACAGAAAACATAGATCGGATGGCGTCGTAGCGGTTTAGCCGGAACAAAAACAGGATGCGCTGCAAGGCAGCGATTCTTTTCGGGTTCATAATTCGGTTTTCCGAATATCGGTATCTGATCTGTCACTATCTTACTACAAACGCTATCCAATAAACGGTACAGGAGGGATACAATGGCACAATACATGCTCCGAAGGAAAAACTCCGAGGAAGAACGCAACGAGCATATTGCTTCGGATGACGATTACCTGCAGGATATGATCGAACGATCCTCCCTGCAGAATTCGAAGCACAAAGATCGACGAAGGACACCCTGTTTCCTACCCTGCGACGGCATGACAGAATTAGAGCTGCAGGCCAAAAACGGGCCTCTCGAACAATGGAATCTCAATGAACCCATGACACCGGGGAAATTCCGGAGGATGCCGGAAGATCTGCAGGATTTATACCTCAAACGTCTGCAGGAACGGATCTTTGGAAAGGAATCTGTCCGATGATCCGGTATATCTATGAACCCGAAGACCGGATTAAATGGCCCTGCCCCATTTGCGGTGAAGAACATCCGGATCATTTTATCCGTGACAGAACAGGGCAATTGCTGGGCTGCAACGAGTGCCTTTGCGAGGAATTACCGGAACAATACTATGCGCAGCGGGAACAGCGTCGGTAGCCGCTTTCTTTTACGCCGTGTATACGAACATTTGTTTTATTTCGCTGTAACAGACGGCGCCGCGTTTCTGGCAGCGAACAAAGGAGGGATGCAGATGCCCACAAGGCAGAAACGCAAACGAAAACCGAAAACAGAAAGCTTCCAAAAGCTGATGGAACTGAATGTAGAAGCCGGGGAAATGGACGAGCAGCTGACAGCGCTGGGGCTCAAGCCGAATTACGGCAATGCTGTTCGGATGGCTGCACTCCGCAAGGCTGCCGCAGGAGATATGACCGCTTACCGGCTGATTCGGGAAGAACTCAGCGGTTCGGAAACGGGTGATCCGGAAGATGCTGTTCCGCCTTCTATTCTTACAGCAGAGCTTGCTCATTTGACTGACGAAGAGCTGGAACGGCTGGCGGACGGACTTTGAAGACAGAACAAGAAGAAAGACAGCGGATCAGAACGGAGCTGGCGCAACGGATCCTGGCAAGGAAGAATTACCGTAGATACCTCTATTACGTTCATGGGCAAGCATGGAAGCGCACAAAGATGTCTGACTATTTGGCCGATCAGGTGCAGCAATTTGTGGAAACCAAAACAGGAAACGCCTATGACATTCTACTTATCGAAACACCGCCGCAGCATGGAAAATCGATCACGATATCCGAAAGCTTCCCCAGCTGGTATCTCGGCATCCATCCAAAATACCGCGTCATTGCAGCAAGCTACAGCGAAGAGACAGCCAAACGGTTCGGAAGAAAAAACAGAGAGAAGCTGGAACGGTTCGGAAACGGTCTTTTCGGCATCAAGGCAGGCAGCATCTGGACTTCCACGGAATTTGAACTGCAGAACGGCTGGGGCAGAATGATCTCCCGCGGCATTCTATCCGGCATAACCGGTCATCCCGCCAATCTGATCCTCATTGACGATCCGGTAAAAAACCGGGAAGAGGCAGACAGTCCGGTATACCGCGACAAGGTATGGGAGGAATGGCAGAACACCCTGAAGAGTCGACTGGCGGCAGGCGGCAAGGTGATCGTGATCATGACACCATGGCACGAAGATGACCTCGCCGCAAGACTGACAAGGCATGAAAAGAATCTGACTGTTTTAAGACTTCCCGTGGAGGCAGAAGCGAACGATCCCCTAGGAAGGCAGCCGGGAGAGCCGCTCTGCCCTGAGCTGGGAAAAGATGCTCTGTGGCTCACCCAATTCCGGGAGAATTACTTAAGCGATCCCACCCTCGGCGGCGCACGGGCGTGGCAGGCGCTTTACCTCTGCAGTCCGCGGACAGAGAGCGGCAATCTGATCCGTCGGGAATGGTTCCGCTATTACGATCCCAAAGACGACGTAAAGGGCGGAACTACGGTGATCAGCGTGGACGCAGCTTTTAAAGCTACCGACCGCAGCGACTATGTGGCAATTGAGGTTTGGAGCAAAACCGGAACATCCTATCGTCTCCGCTACTGCCTCAATCGCAGACTGGACTTTCCCGAAACGCTGCAGGCGATCAGAATTGTGCGAGAGCTTTATCCGGAAGCAGGTTACACGCTGATTGAAGATAAAGCCAACGGCTCCGCCATTATTCAGACGCTGCGGGCGGAATTACCCGGTGTGATCGCCATTGAGCCAAAAGGCGGCAAGGTATCACGGGTCAACGCGGTGGCGCCCGCCATTGAAAGCGGCTGCGTTCTTCTGCCCCGCGAAGAACCGTGGACCGCCGCGTTCCTAGACCAATTCGCGGCATTTCCCACCGGCGCTCATGATGACATGGTAGACGCATGCACGCAGGCACTTCACTTCCTCCTCTTCTCCCACGGAGGAAGCAGCACAAAGGAACGGGATCATCCGGATCCGTTCCTTCAGAACAGTATTTACGAGATCTACGGATCAGAAAGGAGCATTTATGATGACTGACATCATCCTGCCCGACGGCTTTGACCGCGGAGAAGTACTTTTCCCGGAGGAAACACAGAAATCGGTTGATACCGCCTCAATCCCGGAACAGAACGAACCGGATCCCATCGAAATTCAGAACGCGGAAGCAGCTGCAAAAGCACCCGTCCGAGGTGTAAGCGGCAACATTTACGCAGACACCGATGAAAAAAGCCTGTTCGAACAGGGTTTTGACGCAGCCTCCCGCTGGTAATTTCATTCCGGAATGAATCCCACAGCGCTGCGACGGAGAAACACAATCAACCGGCTCCAACGGCTCAGCGGCGGATCCATTTCGAAACAACGACAATCCATATTAGAAAGGAACTGATACCCTATGGCAGAGATCAATTTTGCTTCCAAGTACGCAGGTAAGGTGGATGAAAAGTTTACACGACAGTCCGTCGCGCAGCTGGTGACCAACCAGGATTACAGCTTTACGGGCGTGAAAACCGTGAATGTCTATTCCATCCCCACTGTACCCATGACCGACTATCAGCGCAGCGGTACCAACCGCTACGGCACCCCCACGGATCTGGGCAGCACCACGCAGGAACTGACCCTTGGCCGCGACAGATCCTTCACCTTCGCGATTGACAAGGCGGACCGCAATCAGACCATGATGACCATGGACGCCGGCAAAGCACTGGCAAGACAGCTGGATCTGGAAGTCATTCCCGAATATGACACCT